CCAGCCCACTGAGTATTCTTACCAAAGTTTAGAAGGTTCGTAGTTCCTTGCTTCATCAGCTGGTTAAAGATTTGTTGCTTTTGGCCAGCTAGCTGAACCTTTGTGCCCAGGTTGTCCATGTCAAGGGAGAGTGGTCTAACCTTTATGGACTGTAACGCACCGTTGGCATTTCTGCCCATACTTACATACTGAGTCTGGAGGTCTTTAACTCTTTCTTGGGCAACGTTGCTAATTGTGTTGAATTCCCTGGAGAACATTTTTCCAAACGATCTGGATGCTCCCCCGGCATATCTAAAGTACTGCCCCATGGACAGCTTGTTTTTCTCTAGTGCATTAGTAAAGCTTTCTGTGGATGACTGAATGCCAACCATAGAAGCAGAAAACTTACCGCTGGAGTTAATCGTGTTAACAAGGTTTTGCTGCATCTTTGCAGACTGTGCGCCAGCGGCTGCGCCGCCTTTTGCCATTGAGGTGTGAAAGGCCGATATCTGTCGCTGTAGGGCTCTAATAGACGCCAAAGCTTGTGTAGTGTCTACACCTATGCCTATATTAGCTTGGATATCAGCCATTCACTAGTACCTTCTGATTTAGTATTTAGCCCATAAGGTTAGAAACTTCTCCGAGATTTACACCCGAAGCTTCTTCTACAATCTTATAAACTGTCGGAAGATCAATGTTATCTTCCAAAGCCTTAATGTCACCTGCTAGATCGGGGCTGTACTGCTTCATGGCAATTTGTACACACTCCATTAGTAGGTTCATTGACTTTTCGTTATCTGCGGCAACTTCTGAAATACCCTCGAACTTTTTCATGAATGGACGAAGGAGCGAAATCTTTAGAGGACGCACCTTAATTTTAGTTCCATCAATGAGTGTAAGTTCTTTCTCTTCATTTACTGTTGTAGCCATTTACTTCCTTTCATAACGTTATAAACGGTAATCTTAATTATACCATAGAGGGGTCTGTTTGTTTAGCTTAACTTTTCATAGCTTAATCCCATACCGATCCCAAAACCGTTCTGCTGGGCTTTGACACCCTGAAAAGATATGATGTCATTCTTGTCACTTGTCTGTCCACCGCTAAACACCCTAGCCTTCATTTCTTCCCAAGCATTCTGTTGCCCCTTTCCAGACTGCTTATCTAAATCTACACCCTGGATTGCAGCTAAAAACTTTTTTTCTTGATAGTCTAAATCTCTCTTAGATTTTAGCGTGGCTGTTAGCTCGGGCATTGACAGAGACAGCTCTAGCTGTTCATAGTCTTTCCAGATACCTAATAAGAATAGCTCAGCCTCTAGCTCTGCTAGGTCAAGGTTGTCCCAAGTAGAAGACTTGCTGTCTGTTGCCTGATCCTTTAGAGAGTCATTCTTTTCTGGGTTTATGCTAATCCCTGCTGCGATTTTTAGTATTCTATATACCGTCGGTAAGTCCACAGAGTCTTCTAACTCATCAATGTTACTTATCAACGGATACTGAGACTGTAAAGATATTAAGGCGCAGTGAGAAAGAATCCTAATAGAGTCTTCATCGTTTTTTGAATATTTAATAACATTAAAATATTCCATGAACTCTCTTAGGTGCTTTATCTTTAAAGGCCTGAGCTCTACCACTGTTCCGTCCATAAGGACTACTTTTTCAATTTCATAAACTTTAGTTGCCATATTATAAGTGTACCAAAAAAGTAATGCCCAAGCCGAAGCCTGGGCATTACTTTATATTAAGTTATTTGTTTTATGAACCAGCAGGAACAGTACGGTCAACAATCTTGCCGTATGATGCTGTATCATTGGGAAGCAAACGGAACGACACTTCAAACATTGTCGCTTCGTCACGCTTTGCGGACACAGTAACGCTTTCAATTGAAAGCGCACGGTAAGCTACATAGACTCGCTCAAGCTCGTCTCCGATTGCACAATCTCCAGTACCTGGTCCAACAGCAACCATTCCACGCTCGACAGGGCATTCGCCAATGTCTCCAGCAGAAAGGTTTAGTGTTGTGTTGCCGCCGGCAGCCGTTAGGTCTGCGTCTCTACCAGCAATAGAAAACAGCAAGTTTTCTAGTGTGGCTTCGGCAAAAGCAGTGTTCAGGTTTACCTGCATACCCTGCTTGTAGAGCTTAGCAACGTCGAGAAGCTGATCGACCTGTACCTCACCAAAGTCTGGCTGGAAAACTAATTCCAAACCATTCATGGTGTATCCAACGTTCCGGAACGATACATCGTCCGACAAAGTATTTCTGTAGGACACGTCATCAACATATGCTGGAAGTTCTGCCTCAGACAGTTCTCCATCCTCGTAAGTAAAAAGCGCTGCTGCACCAACGATGATGTTTGCGCTAGATCCTCTTGTATATGCCATAGTTATTTCACCTCTTCTTTCTATAGAAATTAGTGGGCGTGTTTCCTCATTATAATTATACCACCCGTTTTATAAAAAAATAATTTATCTAGGAACTGACTTATGCCAGCAGTATTCAATAATTACCTTGTTTCCAGCGTATGTCCTAGCTGTTCCAAAATCAATAATATCTCTTGCTTCTTCTAGTTGATATATTTTTGTCTCGTGGAAATATGGTAGATAGAACTGTTTGTCAAAGAATTTCATTGTCGGATACCCCAGCCCCAGCTTTCCACCAGACACCGAAGTTTCGAGAATATCTATTCCGGACTTATTATAAGAAACCTTGTTGAGTGATGGAACGTCTGATACCTGGTATTCCCCATTCAAAGAGCTGACCACATCGGAGACAACTAACCAGTCTCCCACTTTTAGTCCATGGCTTTCTTGTGTTGTTAAGGTTGCTACCCCGGCTTCTCTAAATCTTGATGTTACATTCACTGTCTTCTTCGTGACGTAGCTACCCCGGCAGATCGTCAAATCAGGGTTTGGAGCAATCTTGTGTTTTGACTTTATCCATTTGTTTAAGTCTTCTGCCGACTCGTCTCCAGAGTCTAGGAGGTCGGCTACAACCTGAACAGTTTCAACGAGAGCATCTATTCCTCCGGCTGTTTTGTAGAAGTAATACAAGAGCTGTTCTGTTCTTTTGTGTGGAAAGGCGTTCCTACGCATTCTAAACATTCTGTCATACACGGCAAAAGGCTCTTCTGCTGATTCTGGGAACTGCTCTGTAAACGCATCTATTGATGTAGGCTGTGTTGGAAAAAACCTCATTCCGAAGAAGTTGCTTCCTCCGTACCCCGAAAAGTATTCTGGCAGGGTGTCTGGAACCATCTCCGCCAAATAGTTATTTATAAATACTGGTGGATAATCTATAGCCATTATCTAGCCCTTCTTGCTGAGATCCATCTGTAGCCTACATCATAGCCCATGGCTCTTCCGCCTGCTTTTGCTTTTGGAAGATTTTGCTTAAACTCTATGGGGTTTCTTAGAATGTCTGCAATCCCCGAGGACTGCAAGAATGACTGCCTCCAATAAGAATTAAAGAAAGTATCAACGGTTTCCTGGAATCCCCCGGCAACAAATTCTCCACCTGGATTTCTAACAGTTACCGGACTTTTGGTAAAAACCTTTTCTCCGTCATCTTCAAAAACCAAGACTGAAGATTTTCTTGGCCTAATGGTTACAGGAATACCCTCTTCCATAATCCTTGCCTTGTCATAAAACGGAACATCTGAACCACTATTAACCGAGGAGGACTGTCTAAAAGTTGACTTAAAAGTCAGGCCGCCCCCGGTAACAAAGTAATCTAGATCGAAGAGTCTTGCCCCTGTGTTCCCAGCCTCGTTCCACTCGTATATGTGATGAAGTACCCTGGGGTTTAATCTTGCATTTGAGTCTATAAACTGCTCTAGGATTTCTTTAGTTCTTTGACCAACCGTATGAAGAAGCTCTGGCTTTCCTCCCTGTGCCCCCTCTAAAAACCCCTCGGCATATTTGGTGATTGATGTCATTTCCTTTAAGAATTGATTACTGTTTATTTTAAGTTTAATCATACCTCGGCACCCTGATTTTCTGACCTACGAATAACTACCTTGTAGTACTCGACCTTTCCAAAAGGTCCGACGTGTGGAGTAACTGTGGCAATTTCAAAAATGGTTGGCTTGCCTTTTCTAGTTCCCGAAGACTCTAGATATATCTGTTCGCAGTTTTTATCTTTTATGTTTGTAATTAAGATGTTCGTTATGGCATTCCCAACCTCGTCACTGGAAAACCTTACGTCGTATCTAATTCTGCCAACAAGCAAGGAGTCCAGCGAGATGTCAACATTAGGGGAAAGCTCTTCTTTGAATCTTGAGCCAGCGGGACCTAGGCTACAAAAAACTGTCCTATCCATTCCCCAGTTTTTTTTAGCTGCGCCATAGGCTGTTTGCTGTATTTCTGGATAAAAGATATCGGCCTGTAGCGGGTACAGGGGGTCTTTGGATCCACAGGACATTAAAGAACTCCAAGCCTTGTTATGGACCTAGTGTAATTTAGCAAAATTTTATCTACTATAAGATTTCCGGTACCCTCAAAAACCATGTTGCTATAACCAATTTTGAACTGGTCAGTCTGGTAAGACTGAATGTATCTTTGTGGATATTCCATTCTTCCACAGGCAATGTCTTCTGTTAGAAGCTCTGCGGCACGAACAATATCTGAGGGTAGTCTTTGGTGTCCTACCTCTAAAACAACAGTGTAATCAAAGGTTCTGGGGAATCCCCGGTACACATACTTTGTGTCCAAGATGTCAGAGCCACCAGCGGGAAGAATAAGAGGAGCACCCTCTAGCCTATTTACCCTTTGATTAGAAACTTCTACAATTGACGTCTTGTCTTTTGTAATACTATACTCAATTGAATAAGAATCTGCCTCGTCTACATCGTACATCAAAACGTTGTTCTCGTACAGTCTGAGAACTTTTTGAGCCCTTACCCATAATGGCAAGTAGTCTGAGCCCAGGCCAGTTGTTTGAAGGATGTACTTTTTGTAGTAAAACCCTTCTCTGACTACAGAGTCTATGATTGCTCTTGCAAGCTCTTCGTGCTTAGAGTAGTCTTCTATTTCAGACTTTGTTTGTCCCCTGGTTGTGGGATCAACATACGGCCTTGTGACGCTAAAGAAGGTATCCTGGCCATCAACATTTATAATGTAAGAGCCGTCATACCTTGAGGGCAACGATAGGGTAACCTCAGAGTCTGAGTCTGAGGTTACCGTCCCGTTAGTGGTTGAGGAGTCTGACTCGTCCGTAATGGAATAGTTATATTCTGTTAATGCATCCCCCACGGGAATAACTGCATCGGTATTACGAGAAGGTATCCTCAATAGTTCCATTTGTTTTATCCAAACTGCCTGGCAACTTCTTCTGGAGTTGCGATTCTGGTGTGGCTACGGGTGAGCCACTTGTCGGCCTTTTCTTTTGTTACAATGTTGTAACCCTTTTTAACTTTACCGACGCCTTCCCATACCACGTTTTTTTCAGAGTGAATGGCCACAGTATCTGTTTTTTCTTTAACAGGCTCTACGGCTTTCTGTGTTTTTCTAGGAGGGGTTCCGATTACGTTTTCTTCAGAACTTCCTAGGCTAGCTGTTTTGTTCTTCTTTTCTTTGCCAGCGTTCTTGGAGTTGATTAGGTTTTCTGCTTCAGCCTCTGGGGCTTTTACCGTTTCGACTACTTCGGCTACCTCAGTTACTTCAGATACTTCAGTTACTTCTTCTGCATCTAACAACTCTTCTGTTTCGAGTTCTGGTAGTTGCTCTACTTCCATTTGTTCTTCTGACATTTCTGTAATCCTCCTATTTATAATTATAACAGATTAAAAGAAGAGGGCAGGAGCTGTATAGCCCCTGCCCTCCGTAAGGTATTTATTAGTGATTAGGAATCTGCCGCTGCATCTGCATATGAGATGGCGTCTTCTTCTTCCCACTGAATACCGAACCTAACGAATACTGTGTACTCGATAGTGTCTTTTTTAGCGATGTATTCACGGTTTACCGTGATGTCCCGCTGGAAACCCCAAATACGGTTAGATGGGAATGTCAAGTCGACAAAGCCATCTGGGTAGTAGGGAACTTCCTGAACATCGATACCTAGAACACGGGTTGTGCGAGCAGTCCCCAGTGTCTGGGCCTGACCATCGAGGTAAGCCTGACGGTTACGCTCGGTGCCTGGGCCATTGCCAGCAAATGCCTCAGCAATTGCGTCAGCAAGTGTTCCGTTGTTCTTTACAATGCCCTGGAATGCATCGGTGCCAGCATAGAACTTAAGGTTGTTCTTGATTGCACGATACTTACGAGGCATGGCAAGGAGAATTCCCTGCATAACCTCTGTGGTCCAGGCGTTGTCGGTAACTGTAGCGACTAGCTCGTGAGCGTCACCATTAGTTTTAGCTCTATTGACAAATCCATTCAGGATAGAAAGGAAGTTGCCAGTTGCTCCGTCACCGTTGATCGCTAGATCTTCGATGTCGTTAGCAAAGGCACTTGTCATTAGGCGAACCAAGTGATCTTCTAGAGCTGCACCTTCGACGTTGTCTTCAAGTGCTTCTGCGCTGACTTCCCAGTCAAGACGGATCTTTCTTGTAGTAAGCTCCACCTTTGTGAACTGAGCACCAGCGTTGGCGTAGTCTCCTACACCCTGAGAGGCTGCGCGAATAACACGCTCACCAACATTGACTTTTTCAAGTTCCATAGTGTTGGCACGCATGGTAACACGACGACCATCTTTGGCGAGAATTGTACCATCCCAAACATAGTCGATAAAACGACGAGCTTGTTCTGGACGCAAGATACCACTTGCTGCATCACCCGAGGGATTTACGGCATTGGGACCAGTTGTAACGCCAAATTCAGCGGTAGGAACGTTTCCCAGAGTGTTAGCCCCTGGATCAGTTACTCCGCCAATCCCGCCAGAAGCAAAGGCACCCTCAGCGTTGTAACGCCCAGAGTCATCGCCTGAAGCATCTGGATTATTCTTTTTAATCTCTTCCGACATATTGTCACCTCCTAAGTGATATTATGTTATGCAAATAAATCGGCTGTTTTGAGGAAACGACCGCCCCATAGGGATTTTTCAACCATTTCAGGTCGATCCTGTACAATCTCGCCGAGATCGCCAGACTTTCGAAAAGCTGTGTCCGCTTCTACTGCATCTACTCGCTTTCCAAATTCATCGAAGTGGTTCTTTGAAGCAGCAATTTCTTTTTTAGTTTCTGCAACTTCTTCGGAAACACCTGTAATTGATTTGTTTAGTGCATTAACCTGCTCGTGTAGAGACTTAACGGTTTCTGCTAGATCGCTAAAGGCTGATGTAAGAGTGTCCTGAATGCTAGCTACTGCTTCCACAACAGCTGCATCATTTGACTTAGATACCTCAACCTCCGCCTCCGCAGCATTGGATTTCTCAACTTCTACATCTGCATCGGTTTTTTCAACCTCTACATCTGCGTCGGAAGCTTCCTTAACTTCAGCCTCATCGGCCTCAGCGTTTTCTGCTCCCTCTTCCGTCTCGGCATCTGCCTCTGGAGCGACCCCAACCTCTTCAACAATTTCGTCAGATTTTTCTACGATTTCTTCTGTTGTTTTAGTCATAGAGCTTACCTCCTTTGTCATCTTAACTGTATTAATGCCTTTAGCACTATCAATTAAGAACTTTACCATTTCTGATTTTGCTGAATCTGTTTTTTCAACAAATCCAATGTTTTGCATTGCTCCCCCAGATATGGGGTGCTCTGCTGACTCTTCTCCGGAAAGAAGAACTAGTCCAGAATCTTGATCCCAAAAAACGTTTTCCAGTTCTGTCTCAAGGTATTCACCTTTAAGAGTGGTTACGTTGTTAACCTTTTCAATAGAAATAATGTTAGCAAATTGATTTGCCGGGGAGTCAACAAGGGACAATTCCACCAGGTCATAATCTTTTATAATTCTAATTGGGGCATCCATCTTTTCGTCGTAGGCGTCATCCCACTTTAACATCCTACCACCAATTGAGAATCCTGTGTACGTTCCGTCAAGGACTTTTTCCCATGTGTTCTGAGCTCCCTTAGAAACATATGCAGAAACATAGACACCACTAAAAAACTTCTTGGACTCTGGGTCAAAGTACTTATCTTCCTTAAAGGAAACCATTCTGCCTACAGCAGAGGGCTGGTGCATTTCTCGAATGTTACCTCGAAAATTAGAAAAAGCTTTTACGCTAGCGTCTGTAGTGACGATGTCATTTTGCTTGTCTACATTGTCCAGAGTGGCAAATCCAGAGACGATACGTCTTTCTTCGTCAACTTTTGTGAACGGCATTGAAAGGCGAACGGTGTCGCCTTCTGTATTCCAGTGAGCTTTAAACATAGTCATACTTTCTCTAGTATATACCCTTTTTATAGAGTTTTCAAAAAGTGGTATTATTCTGACGCCGAGCCTTCGCCAGAGGGGTTTCTTCCACTAAGGGTAGCCTGACCATCCGACTGATTGTTTGTTCTTTCAGAATCTCTTTCTCTGTTTTGTGCTGTGTTTGCTCTCATGTCAGTAGCTTGTCTTGAGGTCATTTCAAACGGCTGATCTCCGTCTGGTCTTTGTGGCAGCCCCAGTGTTTGTCTAGCTTCGTTAGGAGTCATAACCTGAGTCTTGACGTACCGCTCAAGAATCTGAGACTGTGCAATTTCATCTGTGAGCGTTAGCTCATTAAACTTAAACTCTACGATATCTGTTTTTTCTTTAATGATTCTGTTAAGTTTTTTCTCTAGGTTTTTCTGTGCCGGGCGAGCGACCTGCTCTTTGAATGTTCTGTCTTGAGCAAGTGCCGAAGCAATAGACCCAGAGTCTCCTCCACCAATTTTGGAAAGTGGCACCTGGTGGGCAATCAAAATGTCGTCCCTGTTTTGCTTTCGGTATTCTTTGAAGGATGCTTCCTGGACACCACTTTCAATTGGTTCCATCTTAAACTCAACCTTGTTGTTGTCGGTGTCTGCCGGTAGAGGGATATACAAAGATCTGTGAGACTGCCCCTTAAGGCTTGTCTGCAAGAATCTAAACATTTTGTCTTCTGCCTCTGCCGATAGCTTTGCTCCCTTAAGGGTAACAACATATCTTGGAACAGCTTTGTTTCCAAAGTAGTCAATGTTGTATTGTGACGCTAGCTGATCTCCATGCAAAGACGAAATTGCAGACATGATATCTGGAATTCCGTAAAAGGTATTTAGTGGAGAGTATTCTTTATACTGGATAATCTCATTTGGTCTAGCATCAGTAGTGATGGGGTTCTGGTTCTTGCCCCCGAAGTTTCTAAAATATACAACCTTGCTTCCAATTATTTGCACGTACCCGTCACGCAGTCTGCGCACGCGCATTGTAGTGGATGGAATGTGCCCAACATAACCAATCGCTCCCGTAGTTGTTCTTCCAATTTCTAGATACCCATTTCCTGTTGCTTGCACATCTGTGTAAAATTTTGTTAAGGTTTCTGTAAAGGACTCTTCGTCATTAAGATTTTCTAACCAATCACGGAGCTCAATCTTTGCTCTTTCAATTCTGTTACGAGCGCGTCTTACGGCTTCTTCGTTTTCGTTACCCTCAAGCCTAAGCATTGTTCTGTCTGAAACCCGAAAGTCATATCCTAGACCAACAATGTTTTCTACCTTAGCATCAATAGCTGCGTGGTTGGCAAAAGAAGTGTCATAGTAATTTGCAAGCTCGTAAAGATTCCAGGGTGGAGTGATGACATCAAACATCCCATAGCCATTACGAAAAACATCTCCAGGATTAATCTCCTTTGACTCTGCCCCCTCGATGCCGACCTGATTGGCTCTAGCATTTCTTAGGTAGTTTTCTGTTGGTGGCATCGGTAGGGCTTTCGCTACCCTTGTTGATCGACGCTTAAAGTTGTTGTCTAAGTCGTTAAAGCTTTTCAGGTCATCCCAGCTTTTGCTAAAGGGGTCTTGCTTCTTAAACAAGTCATCTTCTTTTTCTAATTCTAGGGTCCTAGCGTTTATGACATGCTCTACCACTATCCCTCATCCCCCCAAGCAGACAAAGTCTTCTTGGCGTCATATACCGCACCTAAATCGTTCATGTTTGGCAACAGACCCTCTGCCATCCGGTTCTTCTGTTCTGAGTACTCTTCGTCTGTAACTCGACTAAGACCGGCAAAAAAAACTGGCTTGCCCTCTGACTCTCCGTGGTAAGCTGCTGCCTTCTGAAGCTCTGCCAGCTTTGACAGATCCCCCTTCATGGAGGGGATATTAAGAATGTTGCCACTCCCATCTGTGAACCATTTGCCGTTTGACTTTTCCCAAACGTAAACTCCCCAGTCATACATCTTTTCGATGACTGTTGCCTTTGACTTACCAACTTGTTCTGGATTAGACCTATTCATAACCACAAGTATACCACATTAGGCAGAATCAAGTATTTGTCTTGACCATCCGATATTTGTGTATGCTGTGTATTTATAGTCGTTAAATATTAGAGTAGAGTCTCCAGACATAGTTACTCTATCTGTACCCGTGTATTTTTTATATATAGACGCTGGGTCTAGGATCTTCGGGTCTGACTCAGTAAGGAACAAAACTTGTTGCCAGGTTGACTCGTTCCAATAATCCCAGGTTAATGGGTTGTCCGGCTCAGACCTAACAGCAAACCACTTCCTGAAAGCAAAGCGTTGGGCCTCGTCTTCTTCTGTGGTCTGATAATAAGAGATGTTGTCAAACATTATGGGGTTTGTAAAGTTTAGAGCTCCTGCCTTGCCCCCAAAGTCTAGGGCTGTTTCAAATGCTATCCCTAGCATTAGCCAAGACTTTGAGTTTACGATAGCCTTGTTCACTGCCTTTCCGTCTAAATAATAAAGTATTCCTGGGTATAGCTTTCCTGTATTATTGCTAATAGCAAAGATTTGCCCCCTCTTACCATTTTTGTTATTAGCAATAAGATAAAATCTGATAATATCCTCTGACTTTTGTATCTCAAAAATTTGCACAGGGGTTAACGGAAAGGCTACTTCGTCATACCTCAACGCCATCTGCATAGATCCCAGCTTAAAGAAGCTGGAGGCATTTTTGTTTATCTCAATACTTAACCCCTTGCTAACCGAAGCCGCAAAGTCCCCCCTGAGACGAAGGCCACTGCTTCCTGTCATGTATAGATGCGGTGTGCTGCCCCTGTAGATTCCAAATGCTGGAACATTCCGGTAGTCTATATAAGCCGCAAACTTTTGAAAGGGTACCACAGTTGCCCCAGATCTTGTGCCAATCTTTGTAGGGGAATAACCAAAGGCCTGTGATGCTAGCTTTAGCGATCTGATTTTTACCGGATTTTCTATAATTCCATTCACAGACATCTCTATGTGAATATTTATAGAAAGGCTTTTAAAGTTTACTCCCGCTGGTGGGTATATAACCGTATCATCAAGTACTTCATACTTTGTATTAATCCAGTCAGAGCCAGGGGTAACTACTCCACCCCTTGGTAAGCTTTGTATTTTTGTAAAGTTTTCTGAGCTTGAGTTTGAGCCATTTTGCAAGTACTGAAAAGAAACATATGTTTTTACCATAGAGCCCGAGGTATCAAACCCATTATTTAAGATTTTAGAAAACTTTGGATAATCAATATTCAGCTGCAAGAAGTCTAGAGAGAAAAACTTTTTACCGTCAGCACCGTCAACGTTTCCTCCAAAATAGCTTAGTGGCAAGTAGTCTTCCCAATAGGAATCAACTCCGATGTCGAGCACATAGTTCTCAAAAGATATTTTTGGTAGCAGGGTGTAGCTTGCCATGTGAGTGTTCTTTTTTTCAATATTGTTATCTGAAAAGTCTAGAGGTCCTCCTCCGTCCAAAACCAACGACCAGGTTTCTGGGTCGTTGCCAAAATACTCTCCCCCTGCATCATAGTTTGGAACGAGAGAGTATTGATCGAACACGTTTTCAAAGTCTTTGGGGATTCCTCTTTCGGAAAAAAGACTTTCTATCTTTCTTAAGTTTCTTTCTGTAGAGAATCCCAGCCTGTAGACTTTACCCTGGAATGTTTTGGAAAAGTTAAAAGCTCCACCAAAAAACATTTTTAGGTTTTGCTTTGATCCAAAAAAAGACCTAATGGCCTGCCCATAGAAAAGTGAGAATCTTGGAATGTTTAGACCTACCAAAAATTTATTGTCTACTATATGAGAGTCAGAGAAGTAGACGATTCTTTCTGTGGTGTTTCCCGCTGCGTTTTTCTGAAACAACTTGTAGTTAATTATTGTACCTACCAAAGATATCTGAAGACTACTTCCAAGAACTTCATTTACTATTTCAAATATTACTTGCTCTTCTTCATTGATTGCCTCAATCTCAACAATCGCATAGAAACATTTTGTGTCTGTAGTTAAAAGATTAAACTGTTCGAATAGTAGGTGACCTTCTGTATCTTCCCATTCGGCATTTGGCTTAAGTCTAAAGAAGGCATCCTGTCCGCTTTGGTCAAGTCTATTGTCTAGATACCATTGATCTACCGACTGATTGTTGAATGATATTTTTGGTAATGAATACTCTGGTAGAGAGAGCTGCGTTGCTTCTGGTGTTAGGTTTTCTATTACCCCGTTTCTCCACCTACCCATTGAGGGGTACGAATAATTTTTTATGTAGTTAGCAAAGGGGTAATCTATAAAAACAGAATTCTCTGGCCTCATTCCCTTGATATTATCTGGGAGCTCTACGGCCTGTCCATACACCCAGCGTCTTTTTAAAACAATCGTGGGAACCTCGTATGGGTAAATACCTACCGCATCCAGCTGTATCGACGGGACATCTTCGTAGGCATAAAAGCCTAGCCAGTCCAAGTCTTTTCCGTTTTCGTCTTCTTTTTCTGGAAAAAACAAGTCTTCTTCTTTTATCTTTAAGGATACAACTTGTTCACCGTTAAGAACCAGGCTTGCCCTGTTTGTTGCAAACCTAATAGCAATAAGCATAGGCCTGTCCCACTCACCTACATAGTGGGACCCCAAGTGGTCTCCCACCTTTATCTTTAAGAATGGTCCATCAACATACAATCCGTCAGTGGAGTCTATCGGGCCCGCAAACCTTCTGGGTTGTGTGGCATTGGACTGAATCTTTGCCCAAAACTCTAACGTGAAGTCTTTGTATTTCCCGGACTCGTTTAAGAATCCGAAACCCGGGAGTATTAGTGACGGCTTGTTCTGGTTTGGTAAGATTACAGTACTATTAAAAGCACCGTACACCAGGGGCATCCCTGAGTTCTTTGCATAAAGGACACTGCCCTCTGAAAGGTAATAGCCACGGAATCCATCGAAGCCATACTGCAAGGCGGGCACCCCATCGGAGATTATGGGGATATTGTCCGGTATCGGTTCTGGAGAAACCCCCATTGACTCTAGATGAAACTCTTCTGCCCACTGACCTATGTTTATTCCATTTATTGCAAACTTGTAGGGGATATCTGTTTTTGTATAAGATACCTCAATGATAAACTTCAAGCTTTCAAAACTTTCCGGCAAGGAGAATGTCTCAGACACAAAGGCCCAAGACCTGTTTGCCTCAACGCCTTGGATGTTCGTGCTTCTAATAACCTCAAACGGATCAAGACTTTCTGGGTCTATGTACTCATACCCCAGCCTAACGCTAACAGATCTGTCGTAAGTAAAAAAGTATGCCCCTATTGCAAAAGATCCAAGCTCTGAGCTCAGGTCTTCCTCATTAAAGGAAAAGGTACTTGTAAATGATATTACTCCAAAATTCGAAATGTCTTCTACGACACCGCTAGAAAAGCTATCCCTAAATGGTGGCCTGGGGGGAGTCTCGGAAAATGCTGGTGGTGGGTTTATTGCGTTCACAACTGTAGCACCAAAGATTGACCAGTTGTT